AAAGAAACAGATTATTAGCAGAGACAGATTATCTGGCTTTATCAGATAATACTCTTAGTGATGATATGAAAAAGTATCGTCAAGATTTAAGAGACTTACCTGCAGGAAAAGATACAGTAGAGAAGTGCGAGAACGCAACTTGGCCTAATAAACCATAGGAGGATAGATGAGTAAGACACAGATAGCAACAGGTGGTATATCAGATGATGCAGTTACTGCAGCTAAAGCAACTGGTATTGGTGTTACAGAAGCAGACACATGGAGATTGACCACTAGTTTTACTGCAACCGCAGGTTCAACACAACACATTTCATCTAATTGGGAAAGAGATGACACCTATCAAAATGGTAATCTAGGAACAGGTATGACAGAAAGTTCAGGTGTTTTTAGTTTTCCAAGCACTGGATTTTATCTTGTAACACATATTATAGGAAGTAATTATAATGCGGGTACAGGATATTTAACTAGTACAATTCAACTTACTACTAATAATTCATCTTTTAATTCAGTAGCAGAATCAAATAGTCATATAGCAGGTGTTGCTGCAAACTATAATTCTTCAGCCTCACAAAAAGTATTTGACATAACAGATGTTAGTAATCAAAAAGTTCGTTTTGTTTATGACACAGGACATACATTAACAGTAATGGGCGGAACTAATGGTAATACAACTTTTGCTACATTTATCAAATTAGGAGACACATAATGCGACCATCACATATAGAGGATTTTTTATGTTCACTTCACACAGGACAATGGTTTGGGTGGAGCGATTCAAAAAATAAAATATATTCTAACTTAGTTATTTTAGATAAAACAAAAAGTAAACCAACTGAAAAAGAATGCACTGATGGATTAGCAGCTTTACAAAAATCTTATGATGATAATAATACAAAACTTAATACAGATGAAACATCAGGTAAAACCAAACTTAAAAATCTTGGTCTAACAGATGACGAGATTAAGGCATTAACAGGAAAATAACATGGCATATATAGGACAATCAATTAAAAACGGAACCTTCTCTGTATTAGACACTAGTGGTAATACTTACAATGGTTCTAACACAACATTTAGTTTAGGAACACAAGTAGGTTCTGCAGCACAACTATTAGTATCTCATGATGGTGTTATACAAAAACCTGGAACAGACTATACACTAGCTACAGGCGGAACACAGATTACATTTACTACAGCACCTGCAAGTGGAGCATCAATC